TGGCGCATCCAGCCGTGCAGGTTAGGATGCTTGCGCCAGTAGGCAATCTCACGCGGCTTGGGCACAGTGGCACTGCCGTACTCCTTAGTTTCTTCATTGAACTCAGATGTTGCGTAATAATCACGCTGTTGATTTTCACGAGCTGCCACATAGGCATACATGTCCAGACCCATTATTTTGCTCCTTGTTGATAACGATATTCACGTTTGAGCCAGTATTTGTATCTGGCAAAGTATTCACTGAGGTTGTATGACAGTGGCTGACCATAACCTTCTAATTCTGCCTGATGCTCATACCACTTGTTTTGCACCCAATGACGGAAACTAGACGCAGACATTTACATGCTCCGAATACGGTTGATTACATCATTGGCCTTAGAGAAGCCGTTGCGTTGTTCAGCTTTCAGCACCAGTTCTACCATTTGACTTTGCATCTCTGCAAAGGCTGTTTGAAAACGAGCCAACTCTGCAGGAGACAGGGTCATTTGAATACGATAAACGGTGTTCATGCTGCCTCCAACATGTTGGCCGGCACCTTCCACAGCATGGCACCGTCTTTGACCGTGACATACTTGATGGCCACTTTGGTCACAGTACCAGTCACAGCCAAGCCACGTTTGACACTGTAAAACTTCACAGCGTCGCCTGCTCTGAAAGCTCGAATTTTAGTTTTGCGAAGTTGTTCGCGAGCATACTGCACCGCATTGGTGATGCTGGTGAGTTCATCGTTGGTAAAGTTACCAAACATGATTGCAGTGTTGATTTCTTTGATGTTCATTTCGGCTCCTGTTTTGTTACGCTATGAATGTATTATAGCAGTTTGGGAATTATCGGTCAATCAATCTAATCTGCTTCCAGCATAGACCCGGTCTAGGCCCAGCTTGTTCTTCAGAACCTCTGCATAGGCTTCTGCGCCTGCTTCCAGTATGCTGATTGATTGTGTCGGGAAACCACTGGGGTTCCACAGTTGTAGACTGCCTGTGTAGTCCTTACGGAAGCCTGCGGCCTGCAACCACTTGCCTAACTTTGAGTTTGAGCGCACACCGTAGACATTGACCCAAGCAAAACCACACGCATCACGATCGCCATGTTTGGCGTAGAATGCCTTGGCCGCTGTACGAGCTTGGATGCCTGCTTCGTTGACTGTGTCTTGTACCAACTGTTCTGTGATCACTGTTGCAATTGCTGTCATTTTGGAACCCTTTTTAGTTTCTATACAAGTATTATAGCAAAATGGGAATTTTGGGTCAACCTTTACAGGTCACAGTCGGCTATAACCCTACCCTCAGCAGGGTTATAGGTTAAGAACACTTTGCCGCTGTCAGTGCCGCCCTTGACCGGAAACACCACTGTGTAGCAGAACTGGCCGCCGTTAGTGATGCCCAAGAACTTGGCACTGGTAAAGGTCTGACCTTCGGCCTTTTCACCTACGGCCCGTTGCAGGGCCGGTGCAGTGAAAGTGGTAAGAGTTTTGAGTGTGTCTGCTGTGATCATATCACATGCTCCAGTAGGTTTCGCTAGCCGGGTTGCAACACCAAGGAGTGTCGGCATCAATTTCCACCGGCTTGCCCGACATCAAGTTCTTGACAGTGACTCGAGGTGCGCGGTACGTGTCGCGAGACACAATGTTCAGTTGGCTTTCGTTCCAACCGGCCTTGCGGCAAAGACGTGTACGGGTTGCTTTGGCAGCACCAAAAGTTTTATATGCACGGGTTCGGTTGGGACCGTCTGTAACAATAAGACCAGTGCCTTTGGCTACGATTACGTATGACATTTTTGAACTCCTTTTTACTTACTATGCTTCTATTATAGCAAATTGGGAAATAACGGTCAACCGTTTTAGTCTATTTGGATGTCAGCGATTTTTCCGGCTCGAAACACAAAATACAAGTTAATACTTCCGTAGTACACCCAGACGCACTCGTTTCCGGGTGTCATTGTGTAGTGTATTGTGGGGTGATTTTTTTCCATGTAGTCGGCTACCTGGATCACTTCGAACTCATTTAGCAGAGCGGGCTGGCGTATTGTTGCATTTTTCATACTCTAATTATAGCAAATTGGGAATAATTGGTCAACCGGTCAAAATTAGTACTTGAGTACTAATCTTAGTAGAAACCATGAGTTTTTGTGCAGTGCAACATCTTCTCATGGTAAATACTGATACAAAAGGAGAAAATCTATGTCAAAACTAATGACACAATTATTGGAGAGACTGGCTGAAATGTTTCCTAGGCAAAATTACCAAAGTCGCCTGGATCAGTACTTGAGCTCAAAAAATGTAAAAGATATTGCTGATGTTGAATACTGGACACACCAGTACGAGAGAAATGGAAATTGGAGATGAGTACTATGAAAAAACTGTTACAATATGTCTGGGAAGTGCTGATTGAAATTGGCGAAGCTAGACAGGCCAACTACAAGAAACACGGCTTCAAGGGATATTATTAATAAATTACCTGCTGTCGGGCCTGAGCTTCGGTTATGATTGAAGGTATCAAAGTGGCCTGAGGTGGTGGTGTTGTTGGTGTAGATTCTACAGCGTTGGCTGCTGTTCCTGCTCCGGCAGCATTGAGTGCTGTTGTGGTTCGGCCCTCACGCAATGTGGCCACTGTGGATTGAGCAGCTGATGTTCTGACAAGAACATCGCCAACCATGGTTTTTTCAGTGACCTCTTCAAGATACTGTGCGGATCCGCCAACCTTGGTATCAAGTCCATAGCCGGGTAGTGAGGTTGCAAAACTCATAACTGCTATTTGATTATTGCCTTGCACATTGCCAATATCTATTACCGCTCGAGTCAGTAACTGTGCTTCTCTAGTCAACTGTGTGTTGATTGATGAGAAATATGTGTTGAGTTCTGCGCAGGCAGCTGGATTGATATTGGCCTTGATATTGACAATTTCTGCTTGAGCATCTCCAATCAGAGTAGTAACATTGGCCACATCTGATGCCAGTGTATTTGCATAGATGTTATCGTATATGGTGATCAAGTTGCCTAACTGGCTGGCGGCATACATGGTGTCAATGATGTCAACACAGTTGCTGAGATTTTCTGTGATATTTGTTCCAGCGGCTGTTCCAAGAATGTCAATCAACAATATAGTGTCGTCTTCTCCGGTGCCAATGGCTAGATCATTAGCATAGTAATCTAAGTCTGCTTGCGGTACTGGAGTTGTTTGGGCTTCAATTGCAGGTAAATCTTTGTTGGTTTCGGCTACAAGAAATGCAGCAGACAACTGCGGCAGATTCATTCTACCAATATTTGTAACTTGACTCAGCGAACAGGTCAGTGCTTTGTTGACCAAGGCCAAGCCTGGATCTGTCATTATGCTCATTCTTTCGTAACTTGTGCCGGTTTGGCAAGCTATCACAGTTGCTTCTAGATTACTGTTTGGTGTGTAAGATGCGCCAGAACCAGTATTGGTAGCAACGACAGTTGCAGGATTTTCACTTTGTCGAACTTCGCAGGCCAATGGTCGTTCTACTGTTCTGTTGGCTGCTTCTTGTTCCAACAGCTTTTGATTGTCTTCGGGCGAAAGGTCAGTGTAATCAATAGGAGGATTGGCCTCAGGAGTGATATAAATGGCACGTGGGCCATCTGCGGTGGGCGTGGTCAACGACGGATAACTGTTTGAATACATCACAGCAGGGTTTAGCAAGTCTGCCAGGGTATTGATATTGGGGGTCCATACATCTAGTATTTGCAGAATGCCAGCAAGTTCACTGCCTGTGATATTTTGCAAGGCCTGATACATGAGTTTTTGAACTGTGTCGGTCACGACCACGGTTGGATTGCTGAGTCCCAGTACAATGTTTTCGTCTATGCCTACATTGGTCAGTGCCACAATCAAGGGACTCACTGTGCCGGCTCGACGAGATATTTGTTGTATCAATGCCAATGGCGTGCCGTAGTTGTCAAGATTGGCCAAATCAATGTATTGGCCAGCATTGCTGAGGTCGTCGCCCATGGCCTGGGTAGCACGATTTATTTCGGTAAGTCCGGCTGTGACAAGATTGTCCATGCCAGTAAATGTAGGGCCTAGATAGTTGTTAGAATTAACTGCGCTGTTAATGAAAGTATTTGTAATTGAACAATAACTGTTTGCTTGTGTAAAGGTCTGCACAAACTTGCTGAGGTCGCCGTTGCCCATGTAAGCATTGGCAGTCAGTGTAATGATTCCGGACAGCCCTGGGTTGGCCTGTGTCGATGTAACTGGGTATGTCAATGCACTGTTAAAAGAATCTGCTAGTGCCGGACAACTGTTACTGACATTACCTGCAAAAGACTGGAGCAAAAGTTGTGTATTCACAGGCAAAGTGTTTGCATTCATTGCCAGTATCAAATTAGCAAATAAAGGGACTGATGTGTACTCATTAACTGCGGCTGTTAAGGCAGGATTAACTTGATAGCCTTTGTTTTGCAGCAACCCAGCGGCAGCTTGAAGTTGCAGTGGTGACAGCAGGGCGGCCATTATGCCACCCTTACATCAGGACTACCGCCTACACGAGCATGGCCGCATGTGTCGGCATCTCCTGTTCTGTTGACAGGAATTCCTCCAGCACGAACAGTGTCGCTACCACCAGTAGTGGTTGGCCCGGCATGCGGTGGATGTGGGCGACCCCATGGTGCATGGGCAGATACACTGGTGCCGTTGACCACAACAGGCTTTCCGTTCACTCGCACTGAGGCAACGCCTGATGTGGCAGCGCCTCCTGCTGAGTTTGTGTCACCTTGTCTTTGTGCTGCCGGCATAGTGTTCCATTGTTATGCAGTATTTATCGTACAATAATACCGGTGGTACTTTGAATAAATTGGTCAGCAAACGCTTTGTCTGTGGCCGCTACCACTGTAACTGTGCCTTTTGCTAACTTGATATCTTTGTCTGGGCTCACTGTGAACAAGTAAGGCATTAGTCCCGGGCCTTGAGCACCCATGGCAATCACCATTGGACGTGACAGTTTATAGTGTGCATCAGTTTCTTCAATCAATTTTCCAATTAATTCTTCACCAGACGTTAGTTTAAACGTCACTACTTCGCCTACTGCGGCGCCTCTATCAATTAACATTTTAGTTTCCTTTTAGTATCCGGTACCATTGAATCCGGTTTCGTCGATGTATTTTCTTAATTCTGTAAAACCACCAATGGATTTTCCATTAATGATAATTTGTGGAACTGTTCTGGCTGTTGGTACTGCTTCTAACAATTCTTCTCGAGTGTATCCATGTCCAATTTTTTTCTCTTCGAATGGGACACCCTGGTGTGTTAATAGTGCCTTGGCCTGATCACAGTAAGGGCACTGGTCTTTTGACCATACAATTGCTTTCATTTTAGTTTCCTCGGTTGTTAATTATTGAAACGGTACCCTTGGAATAATAATAATATTTGGTGGCAAGGGGTTCTTATGGTCATGTGGCTTATATAGCTTGTGCGGTGCGCCATGAGGTTTGTTGTGCGCTCTTAAATCAGCTGACCCTAATGCTTGCTCATAGTTGACTGCGCCTCTGAAACAACCAACAGCGTATGGGAATTCGCGGTTCAAGTGATAGTGATAGATATTCTGCATCTTGCCGTCCCACATCACTGGGTGGGTATGTCCATGACATTCATCCAGTTGGGCGTTGGTGACCATTTTACCATCATCCCCTCTGGGGCCATAGATACCAAAGCCATCCAGGGCATAGCCAAACAGGGGTGAATGACCTTCTGTGCCTTGATTTGGGAAACACTTCCAGCTATAACCATGCAGGTGATATTGTTGAGCATAGGGATGACCCCAGCATTGGTCAACTGGTAAAATTGAAGCTGGCGGATACCATGCCACATTACTGGCATTGGCAATCTCAGCATGCCACACTGTGCCTGTGAGTGTGACACCAATTGGCAATGCGGCAATGGGATTTGGCTTGGCACTGACCTTGGGATATTTAGGTAGTTGAATATTTAAAACATAAGGACTGATACCAATGGCCGCGGCACTGGAATAGTCTGAACCCGGAATGCCTGTTCTGAAATCATGTCCACCGGGAGCCACACTGTAATACTTGTAGGCAGGGGTGCCGGGTTGTACTGGAAAGTTGCCCATTGGGGTATTTGGTAATCCGTTCCCTACAAAATAACGATACTGGGCATCTTCGGTTATGACAAACACACTGCCTTCTTTGGCATAGTCTTTGGCATATTTGGTACCACTCACATATGGCATATTTGCAATGACCACAGTGTTGTTTGTGGTATCCATCCAGGGCTGTGTGCTTAGTTTAAATTGTGTGTTGGCCGGAACTGCCGCAAGAAAATCTGCAGCCATGTATAGACCATTGCGTTGAGCCTGGTACGGACTTATAGTTCCTGAGCTTAACAATGTTGTGGGTGCATCTTGGGCCGCAACCACATGACTGCACAGAGTCAATGCCAGTGTTAATAAGATTTTTTTCATCGGTTTCCTTTTACTTTGTGGTCACTTGAATGTTGCTTACACTCCAGTACGAGCTGGTGTTGTTGCACAGCGCACCCCAGCCACAACTGCCATTCCACCAGGGTGCAGATCCAGGACCAGTTGGACTATAACCTTGCCAGAATGAGATAACAGGCCAATAGCCATTCTTCATTGTGGCTACTAAGTCGGTCATGTCCACTGTGCCGCTGCCTTGTGCGCCGGAACCATTGCTGGTGTCATAGACCACCACCGTGGTAGAGCCTTGCTGATAAGACACTGTCATTCTGGGTGTGTCATATGTGATGGTTGTGACCAAATCAAAAGGCTGACTCATATCAATACCAGTCGCATCGTGCAATCCATTGGCAGGATCATTCTTCATGTTGGCACTGTTGAAGCATGTGTTGTTCAGTGCTGTGCTGGAGTATGCGTATTCATAACGCTGTGGTGCTGAACTGCCGCCGGTGCCTAGATGCAGTGTGGTTTGAAACAGTTTGTTGCCGTTTGTTTCCATAAGGTCAAGTTCTCTACAGTTCCAGGCATTGTTGTTGCCACCAGCATCACAATAATTGTTTCCAATTGGTTGTGTTGAGGGGTTGTTGGGATTCTGTACCAAGTAGATACTGGCATTGACATAGTTGTTGGACAACCGGCTCAGATCCACCGTGGCTCTGAACTCAGTGATGTTGGCATAACTCTGTGTTGCAACAATTCTGCCTGCTTGGCATTGGGTGCCTGATCCAAATGTCACAGAGTTGCCACTGATGGTTGGTGCACCACCTGATGTACAATTTGCAGTGTAATCCAACACAAATGCCGGTGTTACTGCACCGGCTTTAGGTGCTTCACTTGTGGTCTTCGTGCAAGCCGCCAATGCGACTAAACTTAATATAACTAACAGCTTTTTCATCTTTTTCCTTTATAAATTGGGTAGTGCATCGTAATCAAGTTGATCACTCATGATGCCAATAACATAGTTAGTCGACTCGTTCTCTTGCAGTGCAGTTTGTTTGTTCGACGTGTTGACATGTTTGTTGAACCAAGGAATTGGTGTGGTTTTTGGTGCCGGTGCTTGGTACTTGATGCCAATTTCCTTCAGGGCACCCACTGCTGTGAAATCAACAAAGTCTTTGAGAATGTTTGCGTTCAATCCAATCACTGGGCCGCGCTTGAACAGATAATCAGCCCAGGCTTTTTCTTCGCGAATTACATCTGCATATAGAGCATATACTTCTGCTTCGCATTCTGTTCGGGCCGCAGCGAAACGTGCGTCTTCTTTGACCACTTGATTGATCAAGTACGCAGTCCAGCCCTTGTGTAACAGTTCATCCTGCAGAATCAAACTAATGATGTTGCCGTTGCCCATGAAAATCTTGTTTTCCACCATGGCCAAGCTGGTGGCAAAACTTACCATGAAGCGGAATGCTTCCAACGCATAGCTGGCATGCAGAGCCATGTAGATTGCACGTACATGTTCCTTTTCTGTCACTACTTCGCCCATCTGTTTGCGGCAGTTGATCATGTGCAGTGCTTCGTAGTAGTTGCCTACCGAACTGGCCATGTCTACAATTTCTCGAGTGTCGTGTATGGTATTGAACACATCCTTGGGCACGTTGTAGATATTGCGAATGATATGGCTGTAGCTTTTTGAATGTATGTTGGTTTCAAAGAATGTCCAGTTGTAGACCAAGGCTTCCAGTTCTGGCAGGCTGATCACTGGCATGAAGATCTGACTCGGGCCGCGACCTTGTAGACTGTCCAGGGCTGTTTGGCGCAACAAGTTTGATGTAAAGATATGCTTGACTGCATCACTTGCTTCTTTAAAGTCGTTTGAGTCTTTAGTGAGACTGACTTCTTCTGGTTGCCAAAAGAAACCACGAGCAGTGGCTTCAAAGTCTGCAATCTTTTTGTACTTAACTTCTTCAAAGCGTTGGATAGTTACCGGACCGGCTGGGTCTAGAAACATTTTGCGATTCAAGTAATCTGTTTTTGTGTTTAGGTTGTATTGTTGTTTGCTCATATGTTACCAATGTCTAATGGTGTTTGCCATAATAAAAATACATGTAACTACATGTATTGCAACCCAGAATGTTTTTAAAAACAAAGCAACCCGGGCTTCTTGCAGTGTCAGGATAGGCACATCAGGCCTATCACTGTCAGACTGCCCCATCAAATGGCCAGTGGCTCTGGCCCAGACTTTTTCAACTGTGTTCATAACTTACAGGCCTCACAATCTTCAACGTCGTCATAGTCAATTGGCTCCAGCATGGCAGGAGCTTCTTCTGCGTCTTGCTTGCTGCCGGCCTTGTTGATTAGACTGTAGTAAAAGGTCTTTAGGCCCCAGGCATGTGCCTGCATCAAGTTGCGAGCAATCAATGTGGTAGGAACCTTGCGACCTTCAAAGTGCGCAGGATTGTAGAAGGTATTTGTACTGATACTTTGATCCACATAGGCCGCAATCACTGCGGCTGTTTTCAAGTAGCCGTCACAGTCTTTCTGTGCCCACATCAATTGATACCGGTTTTTTAATCTAGCATACTCTGGTACTACCTGTACAAACGAACCGGCCTTGCTTTCTTTGACTGAGATCAAACTCATGGGCATTTCAATACCGTTGGTACTGTCGATCACCACTGAACTAGATTCAACCGGAGCCACTGCCATCTGTGTAGCATTACGTACTCCGTATGCTTGCATGTTAGCACGTAAAATTTCCCAGTCTAGTTCTGGAGCAAAGTTAGCTAATTCATCAACACCCGAGGCACGTAGTTCCCAAGGAAACACACCGTGGCCATAACGTGTACGATCACTACCTTCGCACTTGCCACGTTCCTTGGCCAGCTCAACCGAAGCCTCAGTTAGGTAGTAGGCTTGGTGTTCCATCCACGTCTTGACTTCAGCCAAGGAGTCTCGTTCTCCGTACCTGAGGCTTCGTTTGGCGTGCCAGTAGGCAAGATTTGTGATTCCGATTCCCAGCGGCCTGATTTCGTCGTTGGAGAGTTTAGACTGGATGGAAAGAAAGTCTTGATAGTCAAGAATATTGTTGAGGCTACGATGCAGTATACGACAAGCACGGCGCATATCTTCTGGGTTACGGAACGCACCCCAATTGATTGAGCCCAGGGTGCAAAGTGCGATACGACCGCTATCGTCATCCAGACGTTTAAAGGACTTAGTAGGTAAAAGTATTTCACAGCAAAGGTTACTCTGGTAGATTGTATGATATTCAGGATCAAACGGGCCTTGCTTCATTACATTGTCAATGAACACAAGGTAGATACGTCCTGTATCCGTGCGCTCTTTCAAGATGCCCGATTTGAACACTTCCTCGGCACTGATTGTTTTGGTTCTTAGATCCGTACGTTTTTCGTATTTTACATACAGCTCTTCGAACAGTGCTGTATTTTGATAAAACGCTTCGTATAGATCTGGAACTTGATTGGGATCAAAGAATGTTATGTCTTCTTTGTTTTTAAATCGTCTCCAGAAGAAAGCACTAAGCACAACCCCATAATCCATATGACGGACTCGGGTTTCTTCGGTTCCTTGATTGTTCTTGAGTACAATAAGATCATCAAACTGATGATGCCAAATAGGATAGAATACAGTAGCACTTGC